CCTGCTCGGCGCCCGCGCCAGCAGAATCTTCGATCGCTGCGTAGTCGTCGGGAAGCGGGACGCTGTCGTCGCCAACGTCGCCGAAGTGCGGCGCCGATGTGACAGAGCCGCCACCCGGATCGACGCGGACATTCAGCGCGCCGTTGGCGTCGCGCTCCGTGCTGATGACCTTGCCTACCCGACCCACGGCAGCACCTCTGGAATCTCGCCCGAGAACGCGCCCGGCAAGCAAAGCTCCAGCGAACAAGACTCGCTCTCCGCCGTCTGCTTATACGTCGCGCCGCGGATCAAAAACTCAGTCTCCGTGTAAATCATCGCACTCGGCGAAGTCAGCAGCAGCGTCGTATTCGGCTGGAACAAATCATCCGCTGGCGTGCGCCATGTCGGCAGCCCGTCGATCGAATAGGCGCACATGCCGGCAAACATTCTGCCGAGTTTTGCGCGCACCGCAGCTGGCACGTCGCCGGTGTCGGTATCTTCAAGCTTAAACGACGTCGGCCGGAACACGCCGGCCACATGCGGGTTGGGCACCGTGTACTTGCTGCCCTCGCGCCCGCGCTTGGCGGATGCGAATCCGGTGATCTCGGAGAAGTACTCTTGTGGCTCGTAGCTTGACGTCACGGCAGTCAGCGGCGGCACGCCCTCGACGAGCTGCGCCACTGGATTGCCGGGCGCCACGCTGCGCCAGAACAGAAGCTCTCCCTCACTCGTATTCGTGATGACCAGCCCACGCTGTTTCGCGAGGTCCGTCAGGAACGCCAGTACCTTTTGGTCTTCCTCGAGCTTCGCTTTGTCGAACGGCGAGCCCTCGTCCTCGGCAAACGAAACGATAATGCCAAACGGACGGCAGCACGCGCGAGCTATCTCGCGTAGCCCGAGCTTCTGAAACTCGAACGGCACCGAGCTCGCCGACATCGAGCAATCGTCGAGCACGCCCGGCAGAGCGTAGGCCGTTACCTCGACGACGCTTGAGCCCGGGTCGACGCGCGGGTGCACGCCCATCATCGTCCCGCGAAACAGTGTGAAGTCTTGGCCCTCGACGCCGAGAGAACTGATGCGGACCTCGATCGGCTTGAACGTGAACGGGCGGAACGTGTCGCGAAAGTCGGAGCGGTCCGGCTCGAACGGCGCCGAAAACGTAACGGTTGAAAAGCTGTCCAGGGACCGCTTGATTTCGATCTCGGTCCACTTGGAATAAAGCTGTCCATCGATGAGCAACGAGACGTGCTCGGCGCGTTGCTCGGCCATCGATCAATCCGGATAGTAGACGATGCTCTTCGCTCTCGGCAGCTCGAGGATTTCTGACCCGGTGAGCTGATTGCTTGCGATCAGAAAGTCGAGTTTGTCGTCGACCTCGCCGTAAAGCTCGGCGCACAGGTCGATGATGGTGCGCGGCCGATCGAGCACAATGCGACGCTCGGGCACGAGAGAGAAACTGATCTCAATCAATCGACCGACGGTCAATGCAACCGCGGACTGTATCGCCTGGTACGCCTCGCCCGTGTCGACCTGGTAACGATGCACGCCGGGGATCGTTTCGAGCGTGCCAAGGCAGCCGTCCCGCCACGTAACAACGGCGTCGAACTGCGCCAGGATGAGCTCGGCTGCCGTGAGCGCCTCGGGCTTCGTGCGAAAGATGGGCCCGCGGATGATGCGTCCCGCGTCGTCGAGCGGCTCGCGCGTCGCAACAGTGACGCTACCGGCTAGCGTGCTCAGGGCGCACATGTCGGCAAAGTGAAAGTCATTCCCGACCTGCGTCGTGTGCTTCTCGATGGCGGTTCCGCTTGCAAGCGCATCAGCGGGGCGTCCTGCGGGTGATGCGAATATGCTCGCAGCCAGCGCCGCGTACGCATCGAGCCGTTGCCGCACCGAGGCGAACGCGCGCGCGGGCGCGCGTACGAGCTCCGTCACTTTCGCAACGAGTGTCGCTGGGTCCGTGATGAGGACGTCGATCCCGATCGTGATTTCGTTCTGCAGCCCGCCGAATGTGCGACCGACAGCAGTGCCGGCGCGCGCGCTGTTTTTCAGCGCGGCGCCCGTGCTCTTGACCATGCTCTTGGTCGTCGCCTTGGCGTTGGATTGATTCAGCGCACCCGCTAGATCCGCTGCGTCCTGGATGCGCTGCGCTTGCGCAAGGTCGAAGTCGTCGAGCGCCGCGAGTATTTCGCTTTGCGGATTCTGCCCGGCTTGCGGATAGAGCGCCGGGACCGTCGTCCAAAACGTGACTTCGACGATCGTCTGATTCGCTTCGTTTTTCAGATCGTCGCGGCGCGTGATGTCGCCGAACGGCACGGCGTCGAACGAGCCATACAGCGGATGCTCGAGCCGTCCGATGCCGGACTCGAGAAGGATTGCTTCGAAGGAAGTGGCAAGCTGGTCGTGGATCTCGCCCCAGAAAATGCAGCGCAGCGGATAGCGCCGCGAGCTGTGCCCCTTGTGCTGGACGTATGCGTCGTCCACGCCGGGGAACTCGAACGCCGTGCCGCGCTTCGTGGTCTCGCGGCTGACGTCCTCGTAATGAAACGTGATGCGCGTCCCGTGCGGCGACGTGTAGGCGGCCTCGCGAAGGTCGGGCATGTCAGAACGCACCCGTAGACGCTAGCTTGATGCGTGCCCCTGGTGTCTTCTTGGGCTGCTCGAGCCTCGTCCCGGTTCCCTTTTCAGCATGCACGAACAGGTCGGCGCGGCTAGTCGTTTCACTGATGCTCTTCGCTACACTCTCTTCGGGTCCGACCACTTGCTTTTGCTGGGCCGCCTTTGCGCGCGCCTGCTTGTTCATGTGCTCATCGACGACGTCGAACGGATTGAAAGTTCCCTTGTCGATCATGCCGGCGGCGATATCGAAAACGCCGAGCCCGCCCGTCTCGGACTTGAGCTGCTCGTTTTGCTGCCACGCAAGATAGAGCGCGCCGAGTGCAGCGACTGCAGCCATCACGGTTGCCGCGAACGCCGCCGTCGTGGCTGTGCCCGCCGAGACTGCCGCGGTATAGGCTGCCACTGCGCCGCGGCCGACACCTAGCACCAGGTTATATGCAGCCACGGCGGCGTTCTTTGCCCATGTTGCGATTGCACTGGCCTTGTCGGCCAGTGTCCCCGCGTTCGTGGCTGCGGTGTAGAGGGCCACGAGCCAGGCTGCCGCGCGCGCGCCCACGTTGAACGCCAGCTGCGCCACGGTGCGCGCTTTGGTCGCAACCGTGTTCGCTACTGTTGCCACCGTCGATGCAATCGTCGCGAGAGTAAAGGGCGTCGTCGCGATCTTGCCAATAAGGAGAGCCGCCCCCCATGCCCGCTGCGCGACTGTCGCTACGGTTGTCGATGTCGCAAACGAGACGATGGCCAGCCTGGAAAGCAGCACCGCGCCATTGAATGCGCGCCCGGCGAGCGCGGCTGCGGCCATCGTGAGCTCGAATGCAGCGACCGCGACGCGCGCGACCTTCACCGCGGCGGCGATTCCGTAGAAAACGGCGATGCCAATCGCAATGCGTTTCGTCCACATCCAGATTTCTGGCAGGTGGTCCTTGAATTCTTTTACGTAGTCCGTGACCTTGCTAACGATGAGCTTGTTGTTTTGCTCAAGCCATTTCGTCATGCCTTGAACGAGACCGCGCAGTGGTCCGGACTGCGTATTGAACAGTGCGATCTTCAACGAATCGAACGCGCCGCCGAGTTCCTCGACATCGCCTTTCAAATTGTTGAGCCGTAGCCTCGCCATTTTCTCGGCGGAGCCTGCAGCGTTTCGCAGCTCATCGGTCAGCGCTCCCGCCTTCCCGGAAAGGAACATGTCTTTGAGATTGGCTGCCGCCTTCTGTCCACGGAGCCCGACAAGATCGGCGAAGAACGCAACCTGTTCCATGTTGCCGCCTGACTTCTCGGCAGACTTGGCGAGCTGCGCCATCACATCTCCGAGCGGGAGCATGTTTCCCTGGGCGTCCTGGAATGAGATGCCCATTTTCTTCATTTGCTTGCGGACTTCTTTACTGGGCGCAGCCATCTTCGTCAGCATCGTGTTGACGGCTGAGCCCGCCTCGCTCGCATCGAGCCCGACATCTTGGAGCAGCGCGACGGCTGCGACGGTATCTTCCAACGGGATCTTGAACTGCCGCGCCGTCGAAGAGACGTTGGCCATCGACTCGCCTAGACTACTGATCGAGCTATTCGTGCGCGCGGACGCGAGCGTCAGCACGTCAGCCACGCGCGTCGCCTCCGTAGTCGCCAGGCCCATGCCTTTCAGAACGTTTGATATGTGACCTGCCGTCTCGGCGAGTTCGGCGCCGTCTGCGGCTGCGGCTGCCAGTACACCACCGATGCCCTGCAGAATCTCCGCGTTGGTGAAGCCTGCCTTGCCCATCAACTCCATGCCGTTCGCGACTTCGGTCGCCGAAAACTTCGTAGTGGCTCCGAGCTCGATCGCCTTCTTTTCGAGGTCTGCGATTTGATCGCGCGTCATGAGCGACACGGCGCCGACCGCGGAGATTGCTTCCTCGAAATCTGCGCCTGCGCTGATGACGTTGTGCGCCGCGAACCCGAACGCGCCGCCCGCTGCGACGCCCGCAAGTGCGGCCGTTTTCAGTCCGCCGTGTAGCGCGCTGATACGCTCGTCGAGTTTGCGTAATCCGCTGCTCGCAACGCGCGTCATGCGCTCCAAACGTGTGGATATCTTCGCGATGATCGCACCCGTGCGATCCTTGGCGCTGAATATCGCTCGGATTGAAAACTTCCCAGCCATGCTACTTCTTGCGTGGTTTCGTGGCGCTCCACAATGTCGGGCGGATGCCCTCGAAGAAGAAGCGTATCTCTGTCAGCGTGAGCGTGCGCGGGTCTGGTAAACCTGGGTACCAACGACACACATCCAGCAGCAGCTCGGCGTACACGTTAACAAGCGTGTGTTGTGACGCGCTTGTTTCGCGGTCCGGCTCGATGCGCGCGTCGCCGCCCGAGCGCACGACCAGCGTGCCGACGTCTACGCTAAAAAAAGATTCTGGATGGCCTGACAGACCTTGAGGTCGCGCAGTTTCATTTTAGCAAAGCGAGACGGATTCTCTTTCGTCATGGCCGAGAGAATGCGCATCGCCTTCTTCATGTCCTCGCCCCGCTTGGCCTGATCGATAGCCATGAGCGCGGCGCCGTCAGGCTCGTAGAAGACGATCGGTCCAGCGTCGTCTAGCTTCGCTGTGTAGACCGGTTGCCCCTTGTCGTCGATGACGAGATGGCCCGTCTCCATGGCGCCGACGATGATGCGTTTTACGTCCAGAAACGACTTCGCATCGTCGGCGTCCAAGTTTTTGGAGTCGCATTTCTCGACGAGATCCATCGCCTCGAGAAAGCGCGCAAACTCCTGCTCTGCCACTTCCGTGGCGACTACCTTGCCTGCCATGTTGCCCTGCCTTTACTTGCGTTTCGCACGCGGTGCGTTCGTGTGACCGACGCCGTCCGCGCGATAAAAGTGTTGGACGTAAAGTCCGCGCATCAGATAGACGCGCTTGCCGATCCGGCGCACGTCGCGGTGCGCTTGGTTGTCGACGCCGAAGAATCCGGAGGCGAACCCGCCGATTTCTCGCCATGTCGTTTGCGACAAGCACATGACGACGCCGCTGATAACGGGACCGTCCGTGATGTCCTCGAGCGTTGCGCCGTACTGGTCGCGCTGCTTCGCTCCAAAAGCAAAGTGGTCGAGCATGTCGTGCCCGGCCGGCGCGCCTTTGGCGATCTGCTCTTTGCGACCGATGCGATTCGTTACCGCTGTGATTAGCCCAGCGTTTGGCTGTTGGTCGATGGCCGCGCAGAGCTGGCGATACCAGTCGCGCGTTGTCCAGATCGCATCATGATCCAGGAAGCAAACCCAGTCGCCCGGGAGCAAACGGATCAGGATGTCGTTGTATGCGCGCCCGAGGTTTCGATCGGCGTCGTACGCAATCGCTGTGACGAGTGCCACGCGCTACGCCCTCGCGAGCGCGATCACAACCTCCGGCCCGCGCCGTCCATCAACATGGCGGAAGCTGCACGCGATGCCCAATTGTGACGCCTCGCGCTCCATTGCTTCGAGCGAAATGCACACGTCGTAGAACGAGCCGCGCTTCTGGACGTCGTGCTCTCCGTTTGCCTTGAAATAGATCGCGCGACTGATGCCTAGGACAACGCGCGGCGCATGTCGTAGCGCAGCGTCAACCAACGGTAGCCAGTGCTGCTGGTGCTGGATGACGCTCCTGGCTATGACGAGCTCAGCGCGCGGGACGGCACCCATCCACGAGAGCTGCTCGAATTGACCGACGGCTACGATAGCGTCAGGGCCGAGTCGCGCGCGCGCCGCTTGGACTGCAGCTGGCGAGATGTCACATCCCCAATACGTGCCGCGGTAGCCGGCCGTGGCGAGTGCTTGCGCGAGATGTCCGCCGCCACAGCCGATCTCGATGAGCGAGCGACACGCAAGGACTTCGCCAATGAGCAGGTCGTTAAACGGTAGGTCGGCGCAGCGCGCGGCCATCGCGTCCCAATACTCGGGACCCTGCTTGCGCCAGTTGTCACCGAACATGTGACTTTGAAAACGCGGCGTGGATGCGATCGTGTCGCGTGAACATTGGCTCACGGAGCACGAAGCCCACCGGCTCGATTGCGGTGCGCAGCTCCTCGTCCGTGTACTCTCGATAGTGGTACGGTCGTACTGGGTGCCGAGCCGGCGGAGTCGTTACATACAGGGTGCCCTCTTGCGCGAGCACGCGATGTGCCTCGCGTAGTGCCGGCTCCGGTTGCTCGAGATGCTCAATGACGTCGCCCAAAAAGACAGCATCAAAAGTCTCGTCGGAGAACGGCAACTCCGCGGCGTTACCCGCGATCACGTCGACCGCGTGCGCGCGTGCGAGTGCGACGGCCGTTTCGTCGAGCTCGACGCCTTGCGCGCCGATCACATGCGCGATCAGTCCGTCGCCTGCGCCCACGTCCAGAATGCGATGGCCTTTCACCCAGCCGCGCAACCCGTCAACGTAGGCACGATACACGGTCGTCCGTCCGTACTCGCGCCAGTGGTAATCACCGAGCCGGTGATATTTATCGAAGTCCATCTAGCGCTTTCTGCGAGCGAGACCGGGCAACACTGTATAGACGCCGGGGATTGTTGCCGGCATGAGACCGAGCGTGCGAGCCACGAACGGGAGGCTTACCTGGTCGCGCTCCGCGCCGTGCACGATCTCTGTCCACCACGCTTCGCCGAGGGCAGCGCTGTCCTTGTCGCCGCGTCGCGCGATGATGCCGCCAGCCCAAAGCCCGAAGTGTCGGGGCATCCCGGCTGCGCGATACCGTGCAATCTGCGCTCGCAAATCGCCGGCCGGCGTGACCAGCGTCGTGATGCAGAACTCCGCTTCGGCGAATAGGCAATCGCGGATCGGATGTCGCGTCGCCGCCCAGCATGCGCCGTCGAGCGCGTCGCCCACTACTTCGAGCGGGTCCCCGGTGACTTCGAATTCGGAGTCGATGTAAAGCGTTCGCCCGCTAACGTAGCGATGCAGCAGCGCCTTAACGTGTCGGTTGGCTCGACGCGGCGGGAGCGCGTGTGACTGGCGAACTATTTCCCATGTCTCCGACGTGAGCTCCTGATCCGTGAAGCAAATGAACCGGCAGTGCGGCGGCGTGACCTGCGCTTCGTGCAGCTTGTATCCCGGTCCGAATATCGCAGTGGCGACCGTCAGCACGCCAGCACCTGGCGACAGATCGACAGGACACGGTGGGCAACGGTGTGTCGCGTGGCGTGAAGCCGCCGACCGTTTGCCGCGATTCGCTCGCGCTCCGTTTCGTCATCGTCAAGCTCGGCCAGGCGCGGCACCAGGTCGTCGACCGAGTCGAACATGACGCAGTCCTCGCCGTCCGTGAAAATCTCATCGGCGCCCGGGAAGCGGTGCAGCACGAGCAGGCCGCCGCAGGCTAAGATCGAATAGGTCCGGACCGATGTGTAACCGCGCGCGAGCGGCGACATGCTCAGGCAATACCTGGAGCTCCGATAGAGCCCCGGCATCATCGCCTCGATGGCGAGTCGCCCGCTGCGCTCGCGCGCGTTGAGCACCTTGGCGCCGAGGGCCTGGCACACGGCACGCCTGCCCTGGTGATACGTCGAGTTTTGCAGGTCGCCGATGAAGACCACGCGGGGCGCGTCGTCGAGCCGTACGGGCTCGCGGAGCGGTGCGCCCTGGGGGCAGTAGTGGACCGCTGCGCCGAGCTCCTGAGCCCACTGCTGCGGAGCAAAGGCCGTTCCGTTGGGCGCCGTCCATCGGCCATCGTAGGACAGGACCACGTGCCGCGGCCGACCGCGGAGTGGGGCTCCTACATGGCCAGGCCTCAAATCCCAGAACCAGTAAACAGGCTCGCGCGCGCACGTCCACACGCGCGGGTCCGCGGCGAGTACGGCGCCTATGCGCGTGTTGCAGACGATGCTGACGTCGTAGCTCTCAGCGAGCTTGTCGTTGACTTCGGGATCCGCCTCGTGGGTCCGCACGCAATGCACGCCCGCGGCGGGCAGCTCGCGCACGGCTTCGTCGGCGCCATCACCGCCAGGAAAGCCGCGCCCGGAAAAACCGAACAGTAAAACGCGCAGCCCTCGCACCGGTACGGCAAGATCGGCGAGGCTCGCGCGGAGTACCTCTCTCACACCCGTTGCCCTCGGTGCAGACCACGGTTGAAGTGCGGGCTTTTGCCCGGCTTGTAAATGTCATTGCCGAGCTGCGCGCACGGCATGGCGTGCTTCCATAACAGGTACGGAAAGCTCACCTGGTCGCGCGGCGTGTGCCGGCTGATTTCGTCCCACCATGCGCGTCCGAATTCGAGCGTGGCGTCGGTCCGTCGTCGAGCCAGCACCATCGTATTCCAGAGCCCGGCGTTATCCGGGAATCCTTCGGCGCGGTATGTCGCCGTCTGGCGCTCGAGCGCGGCCGTAGGAGCGAGCCTGAGCTTGGCGCACTGGCCCGCTTCGGCGTATGCGCAATGGCGCCACGGGTGCGGGTAGCCGGCAATGTCGGCGTCGCGTAGCACGTGATTCAGCAACGCACGGAGCGGCTTGCCGGTGGGACTGATGCGCCCGTCGATCCAAATCAAAAAGTCCGCGTCGACAAGCTCGAAGGCCAGCGTCTTCACTCGGCGCGCCGCAAGCCGCGGGTCCTTCGGTGCATCCGGTAGTTTCTCTGCGCGCCAGCCGAGCGGCACGGCCTCGTCCGTGAACATCACGAACTCGTCGGCGTCGTGGGTTGGCGGAGCTGGGATCGGTACGTCGCGGCGTCCGAAGATTGCGGACACTACGACAACGCGCTCGCGCTGCGGCTCTTCTCGAAGCCCTGCGTTCCAACGATGCGGCTGCACCAAACCAAGCAGGCGCGTACGGTCTCGCTCTAGCATGTCGTATGTGAGCTCGGCCGGTACGTCCCGCAGCGGCTCTTGCTGTCCTCGCCGGACAACGCCGACGCCGTGGTCACTCGCGATCGTGAAAGCTCTCAAGTCTGACCGTTGGCGGAGCGCCACCATTGCTTTCCAGCAGTCGCCATTCCACACGCCCGTCGCGCGCGGCACCCGTTGCGCAATCTCACTGAGCGGGTTGCAGTCATGCAGGACGATGAAACCGTCCGGCGCCAGATGCGCGAGCACGTTATCGACGTCGCGTAAGACCTGGTCCGCGTGATGCAACCCGTCGACGAGCACGACGTCGAAGCGCTGCTCGGGGTTGAGTTGAGCAAAGAATGCATCCGACGTGAGCCGCGCCATGCGCGTGTAGTGGGGCGTGGCGCTCGATGCGTAATCAGGATCGACGCCCCACTTTTCTGCCGCACGCACTTTGCGCCCGCAGATACCGCGCTGCACACCGATCTCTAGGTAGCGCTTTTCGCCTGTCAGCGAGAGCAGCTCGTTGATTACGTCCCAGCGCTGAAGCGTCACGTTAGCTCGTACAATTGCCAGCCATGCTCGACGCCGTGGCGCCGGATGATCTCGGACCGGCGCTTGTGACCATCGCGTTGCGACTGCTTGAAGATGCCCTTGGCGTCGAGGTACGCGAGGGCATGAAGCCAACGCGCCGGATGCGGCACGAGCCACATGGGCACGCGCGCGCGTTGCGCCCACGTTGCGATCTGCGCGTCCACGAGATTGCTCTCCGGGAATTCACTCGGCACCGGCACGATGCGCGTATCCCACGCCATGACGCCGCTTCCGCCGTGATTGATCCAGCGCCCAGACGGCACATCCTTGTGGATGTTGCCGATGCTCTTGGGCGCTACGTTGTGCCAACCCGCGGGCTGGCCGAGGTACGTGCGACCGTGCGCCGACACGATGGCGCGCCCGTCCCATCGGGCGACGGCGTCGAGCATTGTGGCAACGTAGCCCCTCAAATAGCAAAAGTCGTCATCGCACGACAGGTAGACTCCCGTATGCGATGACGACCAATGTAGCTTGCGCTCGGCGCCTTTGTTGGTTGGATCTAAAACGTAATTGTCAGCGAATTCCCCTACAGACTCCGGGACGGAATCGTAGCCGTTGAGGTACACATGCAGACGATCCACCTGCGGACGCAACGACTCGAGGACACGCGGCAACAGATGCGCGCGCGAGGGAATCGACGCGAGCGCTGCTAGTACCAGCGGCCTCACTGCTTCGTGAGCTTGCCTTCGCCCGACAGCGTGACCTCCGCCGTCGCGTTTTGGCTGCCGGCCTGAAGCTCTCCGGTGACGGTCCCTTGCCCTTGGTACGTCGTGCCGTCCGCAAACGTGATGTCGCACGCTACGAAGACGGACCCGTTGGCTATCTCCTGCAAGAACTCGAGGTCGCCGCGCACGTTGTTGATGACGAGCGCGAGTCCGCTGATCAACCACGGAATTTTGGTCTTCACGATTCGCGCGGTTCCGTCTCCATTCGCCATTACCTCAGCGGACGCGCCGCCGAGTTGACGAGCAGCGTCCGCGTCTGCGGCAACAGCAAACGTGCGACCCTTGATCGTGACCGATTCGATCGATCCGCCGACAGACATGTACGTTCGTCCTTCTTGGAAAAGGGATTGCGTGCCGGCAGCGCGTCGCGCGCTCAGCGGCTATCGGGTTGGTTCAGGCGCGCTCAGGCGACCGCGGCTTGTGAGCCGAAGAAGAAACCGAAGCTCAGTCCGACACTGATGATGTTCGTGTTGCCGGCGAGCTGCACGAGTACCTCGATGTCGAGCCGCTTCGGGTTGCCGGAGTTGATGACTGCCGTCGTGTTCGCCTTCGCCGTCGCCGGGTCGCTGATGATTGCCTGCAGTCCGAGGTTATCGAGCAAGCCGTTGACCAGACTCTTCGCCGACTTCGGCTTGCGCGCGGACGGGTTCACGGTCGGCTGGTCGTCGGGAATGAGCGGCGCACCGTCCCACTCTTCGTTTGCGAACAGCAGGTCGATATTGAAGATGATGTTCTGCAGCTTGACGATGTCGCAGACGTATCGATACGCGGGCGGCTCTTCGCCGACCGGGTGATAGAACGTCACGACGTCGGAGATGTTGACGACGCCGTCGCGGACTTCGATCGTCGAGCTGCCGTTCTTCACGGCGGCGTCGCGCGTCGGGTAATCCCACTGGTCGCCGTCGTCGCCCGGAAGCAAGCCGGTAGCTTTCTGGCTGCCGTAGTCCCGCGGCGGGTTGTTGTTGGCTACCTTTGCGATGCGCGCGAGCTGGCGCGCGGCCACAACGAAGGGCAAGTTGACGGAGCCGGGCGCTACCAGCTGCGCGTTGACACGGTCGTCTGTGCGCGCGTCTGACACCGTGGTTGCGGTCGCCTGCGATACGGTCGTGTCACCGGCAAAAATCACGAGTGGCTTGCGTACGAGCTCGCCCCAACGTCCTTCGCCGAACGTCTGAAACTCGTCGAGGATCGCGTCGGTTGCGAGACCGACGGACTGGATCGCCATCGTCTCCCAGACGTTGCCCATCTGCGCGAGCGCGTCGGTGATGTCCGGGTCTACGAGCCCACCGGCAGGTTGCGTGATGGCGAACGTCACACCGTTCAGGTCGCCGATGATTTCGACCACCAGATCGTTCCCGGTCGGGCCGGCCCACGTGGCATCCAAATCGACCTTGGTCGTGCCGTCCGTCGCTGTGACGGGCATGTGCAGCACGGCATTGATCGCCGTGACCATGGCTGCCACCGTGTTTGCCACGTTGACGGCGCCCGCGGGCACCACGAACTCGTTGGATAGATATCCGCTCACGCGCACGCGAAACGTCGATGCCTTCGACGCGGTGCCGCCCGGCGTGATGTCGCCCGCAGCAGCCACAGCCTCGTAGCCGTCCTCCAGCGGATAGATCGTCACGGGGATCGAGCCGACTCCGTCGCCGTTCACGGGCAACAGTTCGCGCGTGATGAGACCGATCGGACCGTCGAAACCGTAGATGGTTCCCGCTTCGGCGGCACTCGTGACTTGGCGCTTATCGGTGCTGTACGTGACGGCACTCGAGCCTTGCGCAAATACGGCGATGCGTTGCGGCAGAAACAACACGCTGCCGGCGCGCAGATCTTTGAATTCCGTAGCGATGCCAAGCACGCGCGCAACGGCGCTTACGTCGACCATGTTGTGACTCCGTTGGTGCCCGGTCGTCGGGCGCTAGCTGTCTTCGTCGCCGTATTCGGCTGCGAAGTAGAGCTGTCCGGTTTCTTTGCGTTTCACCGTGACCGAGATCAACTCGAGCAGCTGACCTTCGACCTGCGGTGAGAATTCGTTGAACTCGACGTGCAGCGCGAGGCGCACGGCCTGGATGCGCTGGACCGGCTTGTCGCCGATCGCCGGCTGGAATGCGTTGATCGATTGCACGTACCGGCGCGCGACAACGCCGCGCATGTTGAGGTACGTGTACGCTGCGGCCTGGATGATGTTTCGCACGAGACGTGCCGCGCGCTGCACTTCGCGGGCTGCGCGTTCGTCGCCCGGCATGTGCCAGAGCTCGCCCTCGTATTCGCCTTCGGTTTCTTCGCTGACGCCGTAGCCGTAACAATCGATGTTGAAAATGCCCTCGAGCCGCTGACGCTCAACGATGTCGCTCGCGCCCAGTTGGATCGTGGCGTTGTCAAACCAGACGTTGACGATCGGTGATTGGTCCGCTTGCTCAGGAGCGCTTTCCCATTCGCTCCACGGCGTCGACCGTTCGGCAAAAACGCGGAGCTTCCAGAGCCGCGCTTCTTCGCTTGCGGCCGCGGCTAGCGTCTGCTGGTTCTCGGATTCGAGCGTCAGGATCGCGGCGATTTCATCTCGGACAAGCTCGAAATTATCGCTCTTGTCGATGAGCTCTAAGATCCGAGCGGCCATACGAGGTCCGGTGCATTCGGCTTGTAGGCGTCAAGCAAACAGACCACGCAACCCGCCGCGCGATCCGGCATTGCCTCGAGCACGCGGAACGTATGCGGGTGCCCGTTGATGTCGTCGAAGCGAATCACCCACGGCCGCGCCTTGGGATCGGACACGGCGTGCGGCAGGCCGATGCCTTGGGTCTCGAGCGTCGCAATGACGAGCGTCACGGATGCAGTGCGCCCGCTGACTGCTTGCCCCGTCTCCGGATCGATCGTCTGTGAGATGTCGGTCGAGAGCCCGACCAGATCGGCGCTGCTGCCGTTGGGCGCCGTGATCTTGATGGACCACCCGAAGTCGTCCGTGCTTTCGACGATCGTCTTCAGATCGGCCGCGACGGTTTCGCGCAGGCCCACGTTAGGCCTTTACAACCACACCGCGTGCCACGAATTCCGCAAGGGCCTTCTCGCCCTTTGCAAGGTCCTTCGTGTCGGAGACGAGGTCTCGCGCGCGTATCTCTCGGCCGGCGCGGATATCGCCGCGTGGGCACTGGATCGTCTTGCCCGGGGCTACCGTGTACGGGTAGCGCTGCCTGGCTTCCGCCGGCGGCGGCTTGGGCTTTGGCGGGCCGCCCTCGGCTGCATCCGCTGCGCCGTCGACCGTAAGCGTGGGCGCGGACTTGGCAGCTTTCCGCTCGACCGTGGGCCGCGGCTTGGCGACTGGCACGGCGCGCTCGTCTGCCGCCGGAGCGGCACGCACGGCCCCAGTGGCGGTCGGCGTAACGGGCGCGTCCGTTGCCTTGGCTTCCCGTTGAGCCTCGAGCCTGGCAACGAGCTCCGTCAGGGCCGCATGATTCATGCGGTCCGTCGAGATATCGATGCCAAGCTCCGCCGCGAGCTCGTCGGCGCGCTCGCGTAGCTCACGGTTCGTCTGCGTCATCACGCAACCGTGAGCGTGCCGAATGTGTCGAGCGCGGTGGGCACGCACAGCGGCCGAGTGCCGGCCGACATGTGCAGGTGCTTGCCATCCGGGGAAACCCAGATGTTCGTGGTCAGGTCGAAGCCCTGCTCGACGCTCGACATGCGGGCCGGCAGGAACTGCGCGGCGCGCGCGTCGGGCGGCATGAACATTGGGATCGACCCGAAGGTCAGATCGCGGCGGCCCAGCTCGGCCAACACGATGACGTTGTTATCGGCAACGTACGGCGTGGGCTCGAGCGTGGCCGGGTCGATGAAGTACCCGTCGTACATCCAGAGGTTGTACCGGTAGTGACCGACCACGACCGTCCCGTAGAACGTCGCGCCGTCTGGACGCGATACCGGACGAATCTCCGTGAGCGCAACGAGCCCGCGATTGTCGAAGCGCGCCTTGACCTCGTCGTTGGCCAAGAAGCGCTGCATCGCGCTCGTGCCAAGCACCAGGTCCGTAGCGTTCATTTTTCCGTCGCGCCGGATCTTGATGCCCATTGACTCGATGTCGCCCAGCGGATCGCCGGTCGATCCGTCAGCCGCCCACGGCGTCGTGATGACGAAGTGCGAGGGCCGCGCCTGGAAGTCGAGCGTATAGATCGTCGCGCTGGCCGCGTCGGTCAGTGTGACCACGCCCGTCTGGAAGATCTGCGACGCCTGCAGTTCGACTGCGCGGCGGAGCATGTCCTCGAGCTCGTTGAGCGAGCGAAAGGCCTCGTCCGTTGCGGCCTGCCGAAAGTTCACGTCCTGGAAAGGAGTAATGCCCGGCTGGCGCTGGCTCGTGCTCCATGCCGAAATGCTGACCTCGAGGTCATACACGGGCGGCGTGAATTTCTTGTTGGTGTACAGCGACACCTCGTGCTTGCGCGCACCGGAGGTAACGCTTTGCACGGGAATCGCGAGGTACGGCTCGCCCCGTCGAATGTCGACCTCGACGTGCTCGGAGTTGTGGAAACTCCGGGGGCTCGTGCGGAAGAAACTCGAGAGGAAAAGTTGGGGCGAAACACGGCGCTCGATGTACGCCTCGAGCATTCGCGTGGTGCTTGCGTCCGACATGTCTTGGTGTCCTTGTTGTGGATGGAGTCGTCCCGTCGGAGACGGGCACGCCTCCGCAAGTCGTTATGGTTGTGTCGCGCGCTACGCCGCGATCAGGAGTCTTCGTCCGTGAACAGCGCGCCCGCGTTCTGCTTCACGTCGACCGGAGTGATCTTGTAGTCGCGCAGCTGGTCGCGAACCGCGGCGTCGATGTTCGAGGCGTCGCCGTCGGCGTCGATGATCAGCCGGTTCACATTGACATCGCCGTGCACGATCGCGCGGCACGGAAGGTCGCCCGATCCGGTCGCCACTAGCTCGTGCGAGAGCACGGCTACTGGGGTGCCGTTGCCGTTCGACGATCCGCCCTTTGTGAAGATCTGGAACTTGAGCGTGCCGCTGTGTCGCGCGAGGATCGTTCCTCGGGCAAGAGTGTCGGCGCCCGAGAAGTTGACGACGCCGTCCTCGTATTCGCACTCGTCGAATTCGAGGTCGCCGGTGTCGATTTCCGTAACGGTCATGTTGGCCATGGGTCTTTTCCTTGATCAAAGATGGAGCGGTGCGGCGCCGCGGGCGCGCGCGGTGAATGCGCTAGGCGCGCTTGTCGAACGAGCCTCTCAGCTCGCCTTTTTCTTCGGCGGCAGGTCGGCTGCGAAGATGTCGATCAGGCTTCCGCCCTCGGTCTCCGGTGCGGCCTTGGCCGATTCGAGTGTCTTGCCGGCCTTGTCGCTGTCGTCTTGGCGCGCGTCGGAGTCGCGGCGATTCATGCCGGCCGCCAGGTAATCGGCGTGCACTTCTTCGTCCATGGTGCTTGCGCCGGAGGCGATCGCGTCGTGCGCTACCTTGGTTGCACCGGTCGCGGCCGCGAGCTTCAGGTGTGCCATGACGCGCTTGCGTTCCTGGGTGACGCCCTCGGTCACCGCAGCCTCGTACACCTCGGGGTGCTCGGCGCGCAGGGTTTTCAGATCGAGCGGTTTCTTCGCGGGCGTGGTTTCGGCCATGTCTTCTTCTCCGTATCCGCTGGTTGCGGTTTGCTCCGGCTCGCCAGCGGCGTCCGGGGTGATGTTTTCTTCGGCGCGCGCGCCGCGCGTAGCGGCCGGCGGCGCCTTGTCGATCATCTTGCGTTTCTTCGCGTCGCCCGCGAGCAGCACTCCGCCTCGACCAAATGTCTCGTTGACGTTCGCCTTGGTGATTTTCTCGCCGGTCGTGCGGCTGCGTCCGCGCGCGATTGCGTCAACGAACAGATCGTGAATTGCGTCGAGATGTTCACGGATAACTGCCTTGCCTTCGTCCGTGCTCGGATTCGGTCGCTTGTTTGGCGCCTCGGTGCTCGTGATGTCTATGAGCTCCTCCACGTGGAGGTACGTCACCGCAACGCCGATCGATCCGAATTCTGCGGCGGCGTTCGTTGGCTCGATGCGACCGGCTACCGCTGCAATCGCATAGGCGGCCGAATCGGCCATCGATGCGCGTACTGTGATCGGTTTCTGAAACGCCTCGATGTCGCCGAGCGTTTCGAATAACCCGGACACCTGTCCGCCCGGGCTCGCCATGTTCATGTTCACGCGCTTGACGGTCGGATCCTGTGCAGCAATTGCAAGCGCGGAGCGAATGTCTCGATACGTCGTGTTTCCGCCACCAAGCAGCCACGCCCAGAAGTCCGGCTTCTCGGTCAAGACGCCTTCGATGGCAATGTCCATCGTGTCGCCCGCGCGTTGCATGATGCGCGGCTCGCCAGCGGCGGCTTCCGCTTCACGCTTCTGGAGAAACTCCGCGCGTTGCGTAGCCGTAGACGGGTCATCGCGCTTCCAAACGCGACGCAGCTCTTCGGCTACTTCCTGTTTCAGGAGCCACATCGTTCAGTTTCCTTGTTGACCACGGCGCAATGGCAGCACGTTGGCCGTTGCAGATTCCTCGTCGTCTTCGTCGTCGATCGGCTCGTCGTCGATGCCGGGCTCGGGCGCGCCCGCCGATGCTGGCGGCTTCTGGAGCTCCACGATCGGCTTATTGGCCTCGGCGAGCATTTCGTTCTCGCGCTTGAGCTGCTGGATATTTTTCGAGAACTTAGTCCCGTTCAATTCGCGCGATGAGCGTGCCCGCGTGATGAGACCTTGCTCGATTTGCAGCGCGTAAGCGGTCGCCAGCTTCACCTGATCGACCGCGGGCTTGATGTGCCCGGACCAGTCGGCATGGGTCCACGCGCCGAGCTTGTCGAAGAGTTTCCAGTCGCGCCAAGCCTCGAGAAAACCGGGTGCTTCGATGCGTTGCGCGAGCACTTCGGCGACGAGCCACTCTTCGTAAATGCGCTGGCAGAACGTCTCACCGAACCAGGTGCGAGTCTGGTTCAGGTACATCTTGAACTCGTTGACCGCTGCTTGGCTCGCGCTGTAGTTGCTCGAGAACGCCTTACGTAAAATCTCGGGCGGCACCTGCGTCGCCCACGCGATCGTTTGCAGAATTGCCTCTTCGAAGGTACCGAAGTTTTCGGTCGTCCCGTTGACCTGAAACGCTACCGGCTCTTCGCCGTGCTGGAGCTCGTCGAGGACGAGACCAGGAATGTGCTCCGCCGTGCGGAATTCGCGGCGCTTTCCGGACGTATCGATCGCGACGTCTATGCCGCGTCGTACGGCGCCGCCTGTAATCGGCAGCGTGCCCATGTTCGACTCGGTCTTTTTGACGAACATCGCGAGCATACTGTTGACGACAGCCTTGCGTTGCGTCGCGTCGCGATACCGGTCGATTTCGTTGAGACTCTGCAGGACGAGGGACAGCAGCGGCTTGCCGCGCACGTCGTCGAGCCGCTTGTCTGTTCCGTAGAGCAGCCACGCGATGCGCTTGCCGCTCTTCTCGCCGAATGCAGGGAGCCGCTTCGATGCGAGCTGCCCGCCTTTTTCTTCCTGGGTGATCCAATACGCAACGTGTCGGCGCTGGCCGTCAAGCTCGACGCCATGCTCGATGCGATTGCCGTTCGCGGGTCGCGCGTCCATCGGCGTGCGCACGGACGAGCCGCCGATCAGTTGCACACGCGGCAGGCGTGTACGCTGGTCTTGGCGCATCACGACGAGCACATCGCCGACCACAAGCGCCTCGGTTCGCGCGAGCGCTTGCAGTGCGCCGAAGCTCAGGCGCTCGTTGTGATCGCAGAGCTGCGCATCACGCGCCCAGAGCGCAAAGCGGTTTTCGACCGTCTCGGCCCAGTCGGCGAGCCCGTCCTCTTCGACGCCGAGGATCACTTCTTCGGGCGTTGCCTCGAGCTGCAGACCCGTGTTGATTTCGTTCGTGATTAGGCAGCGGATCAAGCCGCGCGCGTACAGGTTGCGCTCGTAGAGTTCCGCCGACCGCTGGCGCAATGTCCAGTAATCGGGCCACAGCAGGTTTACAGGCCCGATGCCGCCGGGGAACTTTTCGCCGGTATCCCAGCCGTAGCGCACCGCGGGCAGCTGCGAGACCGCGACTGTGGGCGGCGAGGTGTCGACCGCTTTGCTTGGCATACTGCCGAAGCACGCGCGCCACATCGGATCGTCAGCGAAGCCCATTTAGTACACCGGGCGCACGATGACGCCCGCTCCGCAGAGCCGTGCGCGTAGCGCCGCGTACAGCGCATAGAGCCCTTCGAGCGTGTTGCGTAGTTGCGAGAGCTGTTGCTTCGTGACGGACTGCCGCGTCTGCCCGGTGTCGAGCTGGTAACTTTGCACCGCGCCCGTAGAGAGCTGCAGGATCGCGTCCTCGTACGCTTCGATCAGCGTCTTCGTTTTCGCGAGGCGAGCCTCTAGCCACGCCGTGTCATCTTCGCATGCCATGGCGCGGGCCTCCGTGTTGAGCGTTTACTTGTCGTTGAAGTAGAGCTTTTCGCGCTCGCACATGTCGTAGAACGCCACCCAGTTCACGAACTCGAGAGGCGGGCGCAGCTGATTACGACAGACGTCCCACGCCACCAGATCAAGCGCCGCGTTGGAGTAGATCAGTAGATCCCAGAGCTCGTTGTCAGCGCCGCCAGGGCGATGCCACTCGAAGCCGAGACGCTTGCCGGTAGTCTTTTCGATCTTCTCGCGCTTGACCTCGACAGTCAGCTCTTTGAGCTGCTTGTCTGTCGTGTCGACCGGCGCATTGAAGTGTCCTTGCGGCTGCAGTCCGAGGCCGTCCCACGATCGACGAAGCGCCGCGCTCCAGCGGTCCTTGTAGAAGCCGACGAAGATGCCATAGGCCGTGGTGCCCATCGGCGTTTTGAAGTCCGAGAACTCGCGGTCGCGCGCGTTGCGCGTGGAGTCGTCGCGGCCCTTCACGGGATAGACGCCGGCTACGTACTCCTCTGCGAACCGGTACACGTCGTCGGCCCGGAAACCCGAGTCGATGAGTGTGAGCATGATGCGATATTTTTTGCCGTCGTCCGCCGTGTACTCACGCGACTCGATGAGCTTCCGCAGCTTGCCCCACGTGTGGGGATCCTCGAGCTTTTCGGTCTCGCCCTCGAAACGCCAGTAATCGATCAGTATGGCGCGTCGGTCTTTGCACCAGCCGAATACGGCGACGGCAAGGCAATGTTTCTGCACGTCGACCGCGCACGTCAGCAACAGCACTGGGCTACCGCAGAACTGCGCCGCAAACTGATTTGGGATCGTGCCGGAGTAGTAACTGCGCCGGTGCGCCGATACGTTTTCGAAACGCAGCTTCTCGCCGCGGAGCTCGAACGGCTCGCCTAAAACGTTGTTGTAAAAGACCTGCAGTTGACCGAGGTCACGCGCGCGGTTGCGCTCAACGTCCCATGCGTCGAGCCACTTGTGCACGCACGCCGCCCACGTCTGCATGCCAACGGGCGAATAGAGCGCACTCAGGTGATAGCTGCGGTGATACGGGTCCGCGGGCTCCGCCGTCTTACGCCACTCGGCGCCGTGGTCCGGCGAGAGTAGTCGCGTCTTGTCGTCGTTCGTGTGCGGGTGCCCGCACTCCTGGCACAGGTAACGGACCGAGTCCGGCACGAGCCGCCCGTTGTCGAGCTCCCACGAGATGCCTGTTACCTCGCCCGTCTCGTTGTTTTGGTGCCGCCAGCGCAGCGTCTGCGCGAAGTTGCACTTGAGACAACGTACGAAGTAGTACCGCTGGTCACCTCGACGGAAACGCTGCTCGATTTTCGACTGACCTTTGACGAGCGGCGTCGAGATGTCGAGGATTTTGCGCGACGCTTCGAATGCCGCGGTGCGGTCCGCGCTGAGCTTGATCGGGTCGCCGTCTTTGCCAACGACGTCGGGCCAGCCGTCGATTTCGTCGCGAAGCAAAACCTCGATCGAGATCGACCGGAGCTTGTTCGCGCTCTGCGCGCCAAACGGAATGAGAAAGCCGCCGCCCTCCCACTCGATGCGCTTCTCGGTCTTGCCGGTCTTGCGCGTATTCTTTTCGTCGCTGGACTTGATCAGGTGCGCCAGCTCCGAGTGATGCAGCATCGGAGTCACGTATGACTCCATGCGGAGCTTGGCGAGCGCGTCGTCTGCCGTGACGAGCATGATCGGCGAGTGCCGTATCTCGTCGATGTAGTAGCCGATCGCGTTCTCGAGCACGCCCGTCGTGGCGCAGATCTGGACGCCCTTCATCCACGTTACTTCGCGGATGGGCGAGTCCGCCGCGAGGCAGTCGAGGATCTCTCGGACGTACGGCGCGACGTTGAAACTGTAGAGCCCCGGCAGCGACGTCACCGAGGGCGGCAGGTAGCGCTTGCTCTCGGCCCATTCGCTCGGGCGTTTGATGACGAGCTCGGCCGTCAGGTTATCGAATGCGTCGGCCAGGCGCTCGCGTTGTTGGCGCTCGAAGCGCTCCCGCCACAGCTCAGACATTGCGCAGCACGCGCGTCGCGCGAGCCTTCAGGTGCGTGATGTGGCTCGAGTTGATCTCGCGTATGAGCCGCTCGATTTCCTCGACGGAGGCATTCGCACGCACCGCCGAGTGCGCCCGTAGCGCTGCTGTCTTCGGGGCGTCCCGTAGGAGTCGGCGAAACGCCGAGTCTACGAGCCCAAGGATGTGGGTTTGGACGAGCTCGAATGAGATGAGCCGCTTCTCGGTCTCGTCGTTGTCGAGCCGCGCGCCTCGGATGTCCTCGAGCTTTTTGAGCGCGTCGAGCCAGTCGCGGAAGCGCCGGTCCGTGCCGAACTTCTCGACGAGTTCACGGAGGGTCATCTCCGCAAAGCTCTCGATATCGTCCGAGGGCGGGCCGGCTTCCGCTACCGCTTCGGCTTGCCTGTCGCGATTCGGTCGGCGCGAGGGCTTGGGCCCGGGCCGGGTTGGGCGTCGTTTGCGCCTGCCGGTCCGAGCCGGGTCCGGGGTGCTCACCCGCTCGAGGTAGGCTCGCGCCGCCGCGTGGTCGGTATCGATTCGGTCACCGTGGCTGGCCGCTCCGAGCTCGCCCCGGCAGGCAACCGTGATGGCCCCGGGGGTTACACCGGCCAGGCGCGCGAACGCCGACCGGGAAATCAGGTGTGGCATCGGACGATTTCAAATCTGAAAGAACCTCAAAATGTCGGGATATTGGGCACGTCGCAATGTAACGCGCACAC